TTACGGCTGTGGCATTTTAAGCCTATATTCTATAGTTTTCGTTTCATTTGGTGCAATTGTGATCGGTTCTTCAAGTACCGTGCGATCATATAAACATGTCCAATACGTACTTTGTGATCTGATATATCCAATCTCTTTGATCACTAGATCGTCAGCTTGATTGTTAGTGATGCTGGCGCATATGATCATGCCCCGGCTCTTATAAACTTGGTTCATGTCAGACGGATATGAAGCGACACAGCCAAATCCATCTGTTATTTGATTTTCCAGCTTATAGTCATCAACAGTTGGCGGAGTAGTTCCATCACCTATAATGATCCCTATTGCTGGACTTCCTGTGCCTGTTAATTGATCTCTATCTGCTGTATATGCCATGTTTCCATACTGATATGGATTGAAGTTGTCTGTATCCACGTAGGAAGATTTATCTGTCACTTTCTTTCCATCTGTCTTTACCATGTCATACCTATTTAATTCTGTATAATTTGCAAGTCTCCCTGCTACTGCAAGATAAAAGTTATTAGTCAGCATATTATCCCTCCATTCTTTTACCTTTTATGCTCATTTCGTATATCGCCCATCCATATGTACTGCCTTGCCTACCACCTGCAAGCAACAGCACACGGAATGCGCTATATCCTTTTCCATTGGTTACACTATAGGTTCGTGTTTGCGTAGATTCATAGGAACCTAATTCCACCACGTCAGATACATCTTCCCAAACTGAGTTCTCATCTATGGTAGCGCTCTCGCATCCTTGTATCTTGAATTTAGGTGTTCCTGCGTTATCCGCACTTAGCGTCAAACTGATTATTGCCTCATACACCACATCGTGGAAGTTGTAACCTAAATACTTTCCGTCCTGATCATCCGTAGTTTCAGTCGACCACAATGTCGATGTGTTTCCGTCAAAAGCTCTCCATGGCTGCCTGTCACTGCTATATATCGAGTTTGCAAACGCATAACCCTGTGCTTCCTCTGCGTTTGCAAAAAACCTACTAGCCATGATGTTTTGTATTGCGATCTCACTCGAATAATTTGCACCATCGCTTGAACATATTTCGATCATATTGTCAGTATTGATACTTCCAGCGTTACTTGCCGGCATTGTACTTATAACCTTACTGCCCCCGCCGCCACCCTCTATTCCAGCTATCTTATCTGCATAGCTCCGAAACGTATCTTCATCCGTCACCGTAACCTGTTGCTTGATAAGAGCCTGCTTAATTGCTTCTTTCGTCTCCGACAGATAGCTTAGCTTTTCTTTTAGGGTTCCCACTAGATCACCTCCCCATTGATAGTATCTATGAGCGTTGACGTTTCTTCGATCTTGCCTGATAAATCTTGGTAGGCATTGTCCAGTTGCGTTGCTATCTTGGTGATGTCCTCGTCCATTTTGTTGAGGTTCTCCGCGGATAAGCTAGTACCCCCTACACGCTTGTTTTTCCATCCGATCAGATCATGCGTTACTTTTTCGTACACGTTAATCACCCTCCTTCAATTCAACGCAGTAGTCCATCGTGATCTGCGCCCATTCTGCTGCCGCTGTCCCGTATTGATATATTTCTATTCCAACCTCCGGTCCGATCAAGGTCAACCGTGCTCCCGCCTGTGCTCCAGCTCCGGACTGCGATGTCAAGATGGGATACATGACTGTTTGCTTAGCGTTCGTCGTTACCGGTGCAATGTTGAATCCTGCAAATACATCCGGCAGGAACATAGCTACCGTTGTCCATTTACCGGCCGGAATCGTTCCTCTCACGTCCATGGCAAGATGCACCACGCCGTCTGCCAGCTTAAAGCATGATGTATAGGCATCATTTATGGTAAATCCATTCGCCATAACCCAATTGATCGTATCAATTTTCCATAGATCAACAGCGTCAAAAAATGGTGCTGTAGAAGCGAAATAACTGCTCACCTGCGAGCTGTAAAAACGATTAATCTCCTTGCCACTTACAGCATGGTAAGCAATTTCTGCCGCAGGGTACTCTTCGATTGTCTCCCAGTCCTGCGCATCGCCAAATGTATGCTGTTTTATCATGTTTGTCTGCCATGTTCCGTTTTTATGCTCCGTACTGACTGCTGTGCGATACTTTGTCATCAGACCACTAGTGCTGCGTTCTTCCCATGTGTCCGTTACAGAAGTATAATACACGCCTTCTGGTGACAATCCGGCCGTAACCATATTATCACCAGTTCCATATTGCATCTCGATCAAAGGCTCATTGCTGTCTGATACAATTTTGATACTGCCGCCAGTGATCGTAATGTTAGCCGCTGTTACGTTGCCCTCTTCGTCTAGCGTGAAATTCTTAGTCAGTATCTTGATGATTTCTTTGCTCAACTGAAAATTCGGGGCCTCAATGGTTATTCCCTCGCCGGCCGACAAATTAATCGTGCCACCAGATAACAGTTCAATAACCTCGTCTGCCGACAGCTCGATATTATTTGCATTAACCTTAAATTCTGTACCTTTTTCCGGATCAGAGCCTAAGCTAACTTGTACAAGTTTACCCTTGTCTGTCACCTTAAGCACTATTGATTTGTTTGTCTGCTCGTACTGTGATGATGTCTCCTCTGCCAGATCCGACATCTCAATCCGCACGCCATCAATATCCTTTTGAATCTTTAGGATCTTGGCTTTCGTCCGGATCAACTCCGAAGAATCGTTCACGTTATTGGATCGTGTTTCACTGCCTTTTGCCTCGTAGGTATCCCTTAATAACTGAATGCCGGACAGTGTGCGGCTTAGCACATAGGATTCCACCACGTCTTCTTTTTCAACTGAATATACATCTCCAACCTCTACATATGGCAGCCCGATCAGCTCCGTTGTGTTTGGGCGGTAAATAATATCCTTGATTACGTTCAGAATATTTTCAGCAATCGGTTTTAGTTCTGCGGCCGTCTTTCCAAATAGTAAAGCATTTCCGGAAATGATATATGGATTTTCCGTTGTTCCGACTGTGCATCCAACATCATCGTCCTCTGTACGTACATTGATGCCGGTAATGTATTTTGTCATGTATTCCTCGAATTTTGCCGTTATGTACTCTGCTCTCGGTTCCTCGTCCGAAATGCCAAGCGTAACTGAGGATGCATTGCCATTCTCCGGATACAGGTCTACATCCGGGTACCGATCTTCATCCGGGTACAGCCCGGAAGATTGCAAGGTCGTTACCTCAAATCTGCCATTACGATTCATCCGGCCAAAACCGCCGTGGATCTCGCACATCCACTTGAGCATCATTAATCCGGTGCAATTATCTCCCGATGGCTGCAGACTCTTGCTGACGATCATATCATCGTTGACTAATGACTGCTCTTCATACAGGATCCCTAAGTGCTGCAACAATGATTCGCGCATTGCTTTAAGCGTGGTCGTCCCATAGTTTTTCACTATTACCGTGATCTCGGTGCCATTATCATCGGTCTTGGTGACCGCGTTCGATGAGATCACCGGGAATAATCCCTCATACCAATCAGACACATCTGCAGAGGCATCATATAAAGCATCATACGCTACGATTTTCTTATAGTCCTTATCATCTACCATCTCTGCACTATATACCTTGTAGCATCCCATCGGAATTTCCAGTATAGTGTTACCGGCTTCATCATGGACTTCCAGTGTTACGTCAAATGATCGTTTGCTTAAATCATGTTGTATGATCTCCGATACCTCAAATTCGCATGAAAACGCAATACACCCTCCGAGGGTCAGATCTTCATCATCACAAATACTTTCTTTGATAGTAACTGATTCGGAATGAAGCGTATCTGTATCGATTGTCAAGCCAAGGTCAGGAAAGTGCATTCTATAATCAATAAAATATCCCGCCTCGTAAAATACTTTTTTCTGTTCGTCGGTAAGGCCTATCATGCTATCCCCTCCTTTCTACAGCTCGATAAACGCAATACGTATCGGCTGGTAGTTTAGTTCGCCGTTAAGGACCAGTTTGTATTGAAAATCAATATCAGGCACATAGCAATACATTGTGGCATAATCATGTGTCCAATCGTTATAAAAACGGGCTTTCAAGTGCCGTTTTTTCACGCTTGCCTTGCCGTCCTTGACGCGAAATCCTTTGTCCAACAGATCACATATTGATATCCATTGCTTTTCTGTCAGCGTGCATGTGTTGCATTCCCACTTTGAACGTGAATGCTCCATTACTGTACGTTTCAGATACCCCTTACCGTTGATGTATGTGTCTAAATCCTGCATCTGATCCGGAGTGGACTTCATCGTGTCTGGTTGCAATAAATCGTGATTGATTTTGGAGTATGTATACTTGCCTCCGGAATACCCTGTGGCTATTGCTATCACACCTTTACTTGGATCATACATAGTCTTCCTCCTTTATATCAATGCAGATGCTCCGTGCTGTCGTTTGTAGCGGTTATTTTCCTGTCGAACAACCTTAAGCAGATCACCTTCCTTGTATTTTTCAACGAATATTCCACTTCCACCGTTCTGCTCCAATTCAATGATCGCGTTGCACAGTCTTTCGATCACCGGCACCAGCGCCGTTGCTGATGCTGTTCCAGACATCTGTACTGCACGATCTACCATTGCCTGCAGTTTATTTTCTGGAGCGACAATCTCACCGTATCGCTTGTTATCACCGATCATGGCAAGCTGTGGGGTGTTGGCTCGTACGTATCCACCTTGTGCAAGAGCCGGGATCTTAGGTACTGCAATAGGATTTTCGTTCCAAAGTTTGGCGAACGGTTTTAACTTACCGACACCGGCGGTACGAAGCTTGTTGAGCATCTTATTGATCCCCGTGAACGGTTTCTCGACAATAACATTCAGTCCTTTGATCAGCGTATTAACAACAGCCTTAAAGGTTTTGTCGATGCCTTCTTTAATACCATCAAAAATCTTGCCCTTTGAGGAAAATACAGCCTTAACTTTTGTCCATGCTGTGCCAAACGTTTTCTCAAACCAATCAGCAATGCCCTTAAATGGTGCTTTAATATTTGCGAGTATGCCCTTAAACGCATCCTTGGCACCGGACCACGCCTTTGTTGTAGATGCGTATGTTCCCTTAAACTTCTCAGAGAACCAATCACCCACACCTGAAAACGCTTTCTTGATGTCTTTGTACTTTCCCTCGAAAAAATTTCCAATACCCGAAAACGGATTTTTCAGGTGCCCCGATGCTGTTAAGAAAGTGTTTTTGAACCAATTGCTAATACCGGAAAATGCACCTTTTATCCCACTCGCAATATTTTTGAAAAAACCAATAGTCGTACCGAAATTATTTTTTATCACGGCAACAATTGCTTTAGTAATCGTATTTGACAGAGTCTTCATAGCTCCCAAGCATACCGAGAGTACATTTTTCACACCATTCCAGAGCGTCGTCCAATCGCCTGTGACCATTCCTTTAATGATCTTACATATGCCTGAAAATACCGTTGCTATTCCTTTTATCACCACAGATACGCCTTTTAACGCACCTATAATAATATCTCCCGCCGTCTTGAACAGTTTTGCAAACACCGGAACGATCTTTGCTATACACCAATTTACCAACGGTTGCAACGCCGCTTTCCATACTGCTGCCACCACATCAACAAAATCACCAAAGGCATCAATAACAGCATTTATTGCCGGCTGTACATATTGTTCCATGACTGCCTTGAACTTTGTTGCAAAAGCAGACAGAACAGGGGCAATGTGCTGATTGTATCCATTTAAGAATGTTTGTATCCATTGCGTCACAGATCCTGTTATAGTCGCAAACAACGGACTAATATGTTGATTGTAAAATGTCTGAATCTTAGTCCATGTATTTGACCATACTGCCGAAATGCTCTGTATAATCTTAGATACCGGCGCAATAGTATTTGATAACGCTTTTTTAATTGCATCTTTATTAGCAATGATCGGTGATGTGATCAAGTTCAGCACATCTTTACCAAACTTCGCCACCAGTACCGCCACGTTTGTTACCGCTTCTGCAAAAATACTGATAATACTTGCTGTAATTAACTTCGCATCTTTGGAGCGGAATACCGTTGCAATCTGTGCAAGTACAACACTAAAATTACCAACGATCGTTGCTATCTCTCCCGTAATATTAAACAACGCCGTTAAATCTTCGATCAGATCCTTTTTGTGCTGCTTAAGATACAGTGAGATGCCCCCTAATAGATTGTCTGCAATCGTCAGACCTATGCTGGCTATACTTCCTGTTATTTTCCCCAGTGCCAATACTATCTTATTGACACAATTAGACGCTGCTGTTAAAAGTCCTGGGTCTGTAAATATAGACTGAAAAGTCTTTCCGATTGACTTAAGTTCATTCTTAATGCTCTTAAATACACTGCTCGTATTGCCTAGGCCGATTTGGAAACCTTTCACAAATAGCTTTTTTAATTCATCAAATTTTTTCCGCACCGCATCAAGTGCAGTGGATAATTTTCCGGCACTTTTAGTTGTGTCATCCAGTGCAGATCCAGAAGGTGCCTTTGATGTACTTCCTCCGGACGATCCTGTTGCTGCCTTTGATGACGCATCCTTGTTATCTGATTTAGATGAGGTATTGTTACTCAGCTCATCCCAGCTTGCTAAGCCAAACATCTCCTTGGCGGCTTTCTTTGCCGCCTTTCCTGCTGCCTTTGTATTTTTTGTCAATGTAGAAGCAGACTTAGCTGCCCCCGACATGTTATCATCGGCTTTTGCCGCCATGTCCGCCGTATCAGCCACACCGTTATCACTGCTCTTTTTGCCTGTAAGCAGCTCCGTAAGTTTCACGAAAGCCGATGATAGCCCCACAATTTTTTTAAGCAGAGCGTTGACTTGAACAATAATCGGCTGAAAGAGATTGATAAGTCCCTGACCGATCGATGCTCTTAATGAGTCAAACTGCAATGCCAAAATTCGTGTCTGATTAGCCCATGAATCGGATGTTCGTGCAAAATCTCCCGCTGCGTTACTCAACTGATTCTGAACAAACGAATAACGTAAAGCGACCTTTTCCGCTTCGGACATCTGCGCTGTAGTCTTTCCAAATCCATTAGCCATGGCATATGAATCAAGTGCCGTTTGTGTCATTACAACGCCGAGATCTTTTAATGATTCCGTTTCGCCAGTAAATACAGACTTAAGCTTTGTATAAGCCTCATCCTGCGATATGTTGTAAAAAGATGCTACGTCACCAGCAAGCCCAGTGAGTTGCGTAGACATATCTGCAGCCTGATCTTGACTAAATCCAAACGCTGTAGCCATGGATCCAAACGTACCTGCATACTTTTTTGCCATAGTCTCGGACAAGCCAAAACTTTGTGCGGCCGATTTTGCAAAACTATTAATCTTTTTTGATACAGTCGGGCCAAATGCTACATCTACAACGTTTTGCACCTCTGCCAAGTCACTACCAAGATCGAGACACTCCTTGCCGAATCCTACTATTTTATCAATGGCAAATGCGGCTGCTAATGTTCTTCCGACTTTTTTCGCCGTTCCAGCAATACTATTAACAGATTTGTCAAATCCTCTGTCATTTAACTCAAGGTCAAGCTCGATTGCGCCTACACTTTCCCCCAATGCTCTCACCTCCAAAGTGTGAGGTCATCGGCTCATAATGGCATCTACTTGACCTTAATTTCAAATATTTTTTTACAGTTTCTACCCTTGCAGATTGCGTATATTTTCTTGCACACTGCATTATCAGCATAAAATATAGGTAGTTCGTATCCGCAATACGGACACTTTATTTTTTTCTTTTTATCCATCCGCGCCACCTGCCGTCCGGATAAATGCTGCCTTAAACATATCTAAGGTAGCATTTAGATCTTCTTGTGTCTTCTGACCAGCTAATTGCTTGCGCCAATTACTCCATATCCTCTTTTGATCTGGAGTAAACTCTTTGATCCGATCTTTGTCAGATTCAGCGCGAATGCTTACAATCCGTCCAAGCGGGGTGTCTGGCCCAATCCCTGCGATCAATGCTGATAATTCAGCCCATTTCATCCGCTTAAACTCGATTGAATATATCCTTACGCCATATTGCTGCAACAAGCTGGAGACGATCAGATCCCAATCGTCAAACAGATCATAATATCTTTCTCCATTAGCTGGGAGATCCCTCGTCATCACCCACGCCTCTGATTAAATTCATGGCGTATTCTATTACAGTTGTAAAATCCTTAAAGTTCAGTTTGAGATCACTGATCTTTTTTCTGTCGCTTTCGCTAAAAAGCAACCGAAACGCCTCTGGAACTGCCTCAGCCTCTGTCTTATCATCAAACAATGCCATCATTTTTAACATTGTTTCCGCTGAGTCATCTACTGTGTACTCTTCTCCCTTGATAATAAGCTTTGGGCTCTCCTCAAAATTTAACTTATCTGTAATATCCACTACTTTACTCATGCTTAACCTCCATTCCGGTTACAGCAAAACAGCCCCATCATGGGGCTGTCTGCTTAACACCTATTTACTCTTTGTGCTTGTTTCTGACGTGCTAACGTCTTCCGCCTTGTTGGCCTGCGACACCGTTTGTGCCGCCTCAGCTGGGTAACGTCACTTTTGGTTTTCCGTTCGACACAACATCAAACTCCAACGGAGCAACGTTGGTAGAATCACCACCATTGATGTTCGTCACATTAACTACCGCTTTATCCCATGACACCACTGTTCCATCCGGGAATGTCCAGTCAAAGTAAGCATATGCATCCTGACCGTTCGCAAGCCACTTGTCTGCTACAAAGTCATTTCCTGGATCGCCGATGCTTCTCTTGGCTGACACCGAAATCGTGATTGCCTTGGCTGTCTGCAATGCACTCTGCCATCCTTCCTGTGTAAACGAGTTCCATGTCTCTACTCCATTGTCAATCGATACTGAAAACGATTCGCACTCTGCAATGTCGTTCTTCGACTCAGCAGCATCTCCAATGTGAAACTGGTTTTTGTAACAAGGAAATACTCCTTCTGGTTTTGCCATTACTCTTCCTCCTTCTCTGTGTAAAACTCTGCCTCTATGACCATTTCATATATGCCGTTGTCGTCCGTCCCCACATCCTGCGGTTCCGCCACCAACATGCGGCAAAATTTAATAGTCTGATTATTTACTGTTTCATTTTCCAAGTCTCTAAGGACCTGATACAGCTTATGCGCCATTCGTTCGGTTTCGACGGCATACCGGCTGCCGTGGATCAATATGGATACCGGCAGAATATCATAGGTTGCATTACTGCGCCCTCCCAGTGGTATATGACTGCTGCCACTGCGCCGCAGATGATAGCATCCTATACTATTGTCCTTTTTGGCATCCAACTTACCCATATAGCACTGCTCTGCCATATCAAGACCGGCTATGTAATCCCTGATGTCTGACAGCATCATCACAATCCAGCCTCCTTCCGATAGAACCTTTTGAAAGTATTTCTCGCATGGCTCTGATACATTCCGCCTTTCATCCATGGCTCAAACCATTTTCCTCTGGCGTTCGGGTTTTCCTCAGTGCTGAAATTGTACTCCGGGTGGTAGTACAGCCGTCTTGCATATGGAGTAGATGATACTATTGCACAACTGCCTTGGGCAGACTTGCTATAGTCAACAAATGTGCTCTCATTTTGCAAGGCACCGGTATCTCTCGGCATCACCTGCGTCTGCACAATCTCCGTGTGCAATGCCTCTGCCGTCTTTTCCAAAGCTGTAATCTTTGCTCTCGTCAATTGTCTCAATTTTCCTTGGTCAATTCTTACTCTTGACTTTGATCCCATCAAATCACATCCAATTCGCTATAGTTGACCGTGCCGTCCGGATTTCGGTTTTTCCGTCCCTGAAAGATCCGCCGTGTAACTCCACCAACTTCTATCGTGCCGCCACTTAATGTCTCAAATGACGGTGCAATATCGCCGGGAAAAAGAGCCACTCCCGACAACTGTACAAGTTTCTTCTCTGCGGTCAGGACTGTCTTCGCACTGTCCTGATAGTTGCAGGTAAGATCCAGTTCCAGCGCCGGTAATGGCTCTCCATACACACCAATACCTTCCGGCTCTAAGTGTACCTTTACTGCGCTTTTGCAGTCTCGCTTGCGCACTAAACACGGATATCTCATTGTCAGCCTCCTTATATCATCCTGCAGCACAATCCGGTTTTGCCAAGTTCTGCATAGATGTCTGTGCGGATGATTATGTTTTGCACTTTGATCACGTTGATACCGCTCGTAAAAGTCATTGACACGCCATTGATCCCGTATGAGGATAACATTGAGTCCAGCTCATCTTTGTTCTCATAGATGAAGTCAGCCAGCAGGCAATTAACATACCGTATCTGATCCTGCTGGTAAGCGGTTAGGTTATCAAACCCGATCCCACGTATCCTGCAATAGGTCAGTGTATCAATCTGCCGACCGGCTGTATCTAACTGACGTTTCAATTCTTTCTCTCCGATCAGGGTACCTCCGTAGACTTCCGTGTAGTATTCCTTATCGGCATACATCCGCATCCCTCCTACCCCTCTGTATATTCTGTGGTATCCACATCTACAAAGATGGAGTCAATCTTGCCATCCTTACCATTTGGAAATACAAATACATCTGACAGTGATCGGTTCTGATACAGATAGCCATCTCCCTCTGTATGAGCTCCCGGAGCGAAGTAATAAATGCTGGAAATTTTCGGAACTGTCTTGCAGGTCTGGCCACATGCCACAAGCACGTTGATCTTATGTGCACCTGTTACAGCCTCAATTTCCTTGCTACTGTCTGCTGTCACTTTCTTTAATGGGGCAAAGCCGCCTCCCTCTGGATTCCAGTCAAAAGTATCGTAGAATCTTTCATCATCTACTACTTCCATGATCGGCACGCCATCAATATCGGTTACACGTGTTTCAATGCCCATTCCGCCCTCTGCGATCTGTGTCATCTCAATCTTACGTGTGAACTCTGTAGACTGTTCCAATGCATCCATAATTTCGCTTCGAACATACATGATCAGTGATCCATTCGCCTTATAGCGACGAAGCTTGCCTTTTGCCAATATATCTTTAAGCATGCCAAAAACCTTCGCCTTGGTGTATGTGCTTGTCGCCGTAGATGAATGATATTCCTCTGTTGCCTGCGCCGCCTGTGCTACCTTAGAGAAGAACAGCGCATCCGTCTCCGGAGCCACGTGTGTCTGTTCAAAAACTCTCGTGATATTCTGAATAGATGCTGTCTCATTCGTCTCATCCACGTCCGCCTTATCTACCAGGAATGAAACATCTCGATCATGATTTACCGTGTACGGTACATCTGTCTGGGCGTAACTTCCACGATTCCAGCCTCCGTTGCGCGAATGGTTCTTATAACCGCTCACGCTCATCTGTGTGAAATGGAATGTCCTTGCACCCACCCACTTTACATTGCTTGTTACAAACGGGGAAGTCAATGTCCCCTGCATCAGGATCTCCAATAACTCCGGACTCCACTGCTCTGCATAATTTAATGACATATTATCACCTTATTTAACCTTTCCTTTTAGTTGTTAAAACGGTTCCACCGCTTACTTGGGGTTACCGGAGTGTTCGACTGCTGCCCTGTGGTATTTGTCTGGACTCCGGCCTGTCCGGCTCCAACCTGCACAAATCCCTTGGACTGTTCTTCTGTCTTTCCCTGCTTTAACGCCGGGACATCCTCCAGTACCTTGTTGACTGCTTCCTTGAGCTTGTCTGCGTCCACCTTGCCCTCTACAACTACAGCAGATGTATCCGCCAGCTTCATCACATACGGAATAGTTTTCACATCAAGCCCCATCTCTACGCCGATCAGCACGCCCTCCTTCTCAATCTCGGACGCAACTGCCAACTGTTGTGCCTGTACCACCTGTGCCTGCAAAGCTGTCGGATCCGGTTCCGACTCCTCTTTCTGCTTCTTATATGCACCAATGGCACTTTCCATTTCCTCCTTGCTCAATCCCTGCTTCTTGAAAAAGTTCTTCAGCACTGTATCCTCTGCCACTGCCTTTTTCCCTTCGATTACGCTTGCAAGTTTTTCATAATCGATCTCCGGGGTCTTTGACGGTTCCTGCTGTCCTGTCTGTGGTGCAGGTGCGCCATTTAGCTCTGACTGTCCATTATTCTGACCACCTTCGCCTCCTTGTCCACCGTTTGGATCCGCAAATAACTGCAGGTTCATTCGTAATTTGTTCGTTTTCAT